CGGGTTATCAAATCGGATTACCTAATTTTGATAGTATATTTTCTACTTATACTGGGCAGTTCATTACTGTTACTGGTATACCCTCTTCTGGTAAATCAGACTTTGTAGATCAAATGACTGTTGGTTACAATAATAAGCACGGGTGGAAAACAGCATACGCTTCGCCTGAAAATCAACCAACATATTTGCATGCTCATAAGTTAATGCGTAAAGTATGGCAGGGTATGCCTACAAAGGCTGAAATCGGTGGGGATAAATGGAACCAAGTGGCTGAACACGTTAATGACAATTTCTTTTTTATAGACATGGAGAGGTACACGCTAGATGCTGTATTGCGTAAAGGGGCTGAACTTGTTAAAAGAAAAGGAATAAAATGTTTAGTTATTGATCCATATAACAAAGTTAGAGATATGGAATCTGGCAATGGTGATGTTAATGCTTATACGCTTGAATATTTAACAAAAATTGATATATTTGCTAAAAAGTATGATGTACTTGTTATTATTGTTGCGCACCCAACTAAAATGTATAAAGATGCAAATGGTAAAATTGAAGAACCGACTATGTACAATATTAAAGGCGGTGGGGAATGGTATGATGCTAGTTACCATGGTTTACTTGTACATCGCGACTATGAAAATAGGACAGTTAAGGCAAAAGTACTTAAAGTCAAATTCCAAAACTTAGGTGAAAATGGGGCAGAAGCTCATTTTAAATGGGAGCCAAAGTCAGGTTGCTTTATGCCACACGAGCCAGAGGTTATAACAGATAAAATGCCTTGGGAATAATGCCTAAATGGAAAAAACCAGTACCTATGCCAAACTACATTCCTTCAGATGAGGAGCAAAAGTGGTATTTGTATTGTGTACGCAATAACATCATAATATCTCCAATAGGCATTAATGGTGAGCCTAATAAATGGAAGATAGGTATTTCTATTAAAGACCATAAAAAAGTGCATTACGCACCACATATTTATGATAGAGATACAATATGGATCAGTGTTTATGAATTTATGAAATATTATTATAATAAAGCTAATGAATAATGTACAAGAACAATATAGAGGATTACTATCATCACTTGTCCACGGCGGAAAACCTAAAGAGGACAGAACAGGCGTTGGGACGCGATCTGTGTTTGGAAGAATATTACGACATAATATGTCAGCAGGATTTCCTTTATTAACAACTAAAAAAATATATTTTGAACATGCAGTTACAGAACTTCTTTGGATACTTCAAGGACGATCGGATATTGGGTATCTTAATGATAATGGTCTTACTTACTGGAATGCGGATTATGAACGGTCCGGTAGAACAGATGGCACTCTTGGCCCTGTTTACGGCGTTCAGTGGCGTAATTTTAACGGTGTTGATCAAATTAGAAAACTCATTCGTGAGATCAAAAAAAATCCGCACAGCCGCCGCCTTATGGTTAACGCTTGGAATGCAGCTGATATTGATGATATGGCTCTGCCTCCATGCCATTATGGTTTTCAAATATATATAAACGATGGGAAAATGGATCTTATGTGGAATCAACGAAGCGCCGATGTTTTCCTTGGCCTTCCTTATGATTTTGCAATGTATGGTTTACTTTTACTTATGCTTGCTAAAGGCACAAGTTATACGCCTGGCGAGCTTATTGTATCCCTGGGTGATTGCCATCTTTACAATAATCATATCGATCAAGCTAAGGAACAATTATCCCGTGATTTTCGGAAATTGCCTTTTGTTAGCGTTGATTGGGGACTTAGTGTTGTCGAAGGGGCAGGATCATTTTTAAGGATACCAACACGTAACATGATAAATATAGCAGGATATGACCCACACCCACCAATCAGAGCAAAGCTCAACGTCGGACAGTGATGTATGGTTTAAAAAAAATAACTATATGTCAAAATTTTTATCCGAAGACAGTAAAAGAATTATTAATAAAATAAAAGAAAAAAAATATGAATAAAATAGTATATATATTATTATTATTGCCTATATTCGCAATGAGTCAAGCAAATATGAATGAAGCATTAAAGTTTCAAAATATGTTAAGAACATATTATTATCATGACGGCCTTAGTATAGATCCTAACCTGTCTTTATACGCAAATAATTTTGCTAATGAGCTATTGTTATCAGATAGCTTATATACGCAAGAAGATGGATTTGGTGAATCAATATTTTCAATTGATAATGTTAATATACCTATTAATTATAATCCATATTTAGACGCCTCTATAGCTTGGGCAATAGATACAGATGATATGATAACCTTAGACAATATGCTATCATCAAATTACAGTTTTGTAGGATTTGGTATTGCAAAATCTACAACAAAAATAATAGTAGTTGCTAAATTTAGATAAATGTATTATATTTACCATATTCCAGATAAAAAAATAGGTATGACACGTAATTTAAATAAACGTGTCCATAATCAACAGGGTTATAAGCCTGGAGAATATGAGATCATATTTTCATCTGAAGATGTGCGGGAAGCGTCTGAAATGGAATTGATTTTACAAAAACAATATGGCTATAGAACAGACCGTCAGTTATATACCGATTTAATTAAATTAAATAAAATGAAAATAAACCCAACAGAACAAACCTCAACATTCCCAGTTCCTTTAAACAAATTAAAGGGTAATTTATTGGACAACAAAGGTCTCAAATGGAAAACATCATTTGGAACCTTTTTTCTTTCTGATGAAAGTATTAACTGGATAGTTGCAAATGCAAAGCCCTCAATGTACAATAACAATCGTTGTTACATTTATAATAAAGCATTTTATGAAGCTTTTTTAAATAAAGAGCATACACCATCTGATTTAAATATATATCATAAAATTCGTCAGTGGGCAGATGACCGCGGCATATACGAAAAAGGTGATCCTAAAACACAATTAATTAAATTATATGAAGAAGCCGGAGAACTATCACAGGGAATACTTAAAAACAACAAAGAAGATATTATCGATGCTATTGGTGATTGCGTTGTTGTTCTTACTAATCTTGCCGAACTTTCCGGTACTTCTATTGAAGATTGTGTTCAGTCTGCTTATGATGAAATCTCTAATAGAACTGGCTCAATGAAAAATGGTACGTTTGTAAAAGATACAGTATGAGAGATAAAATAATCCAACAAGTAGTTGAGAAGTTTCAAAAGCGCTCTGACGTAGGTTATGAAAAATACGGCGTAACATTGCACGATGATGTGAATCATGTAGATGTTTGGTTAACGCATTTACAAGAAGAACTTATGGATGCAGTTAATTATATTGAAAAGCTTAAAACATGTTTAACTGAGGATTTTCAAGAGCAGTTATTAAAACAATATAATGAGAAAAAGAACTAAAAAAAGAGGGCCAGTACAATCTAAAAAAATAACTTATGATGGAATTAACTTTGCATCAGGGCTAGAAAGATATATGTATATGGCTTTGCGTAAGAATAAAATTAAAGCTACATATGAGGGAGAAACTTTTGTATTAGTTAATGGTTTTCATTTAGCAAATGAAGCATATGAAAAACAAGCTAATGGCAAAGGTGAATTTACTAATAGAGGTTCTAAAAGAATATTACCTATCAAGTATACTCCTGATTTTATTGGCGAAGATTTTATTATAGAAACAAAGGGAAGGGCTAATGAGTCTTTCCCTATACGTTGGAAGTTATTTAAAAAGCTAGTTTCGGAACAATTTCCTAATTATGTATTATTTAAACCACAAAATCAAAAAGAATGCGATCGGGTAATAGAGATAATAAAGGAAATGCGAAAGAAATAGCTAGAAAAAACTACGCTATACGACAAATAGACCGCTTTGCTAAATGGTCTATAGAAAATAAAGGCTATATAAAATACAAAGATATAGTTGATTTACATAACAAATATAACATTAACATTTACTAAATGAGAAACTGGCAATTAGAGGTGGGCTTATATCCCGGTGTATTATTAGGAGTAAGAACCTATCAAAACGATGACAATACAGAGCATGTTCTGTACTTGCCATTTGTAGAATTTATTTTAACATTTTTTAAGGAAGAAGATAATGGGGCTATTTGATGAAAGGATTGCATACAAACCATTTGAATACCCAGAATACTATACTGAGGGCTGGCTTAAACAAGCTCAAGCGTTCTGGTTACACACCGAAATACCTATGTCAGGTGACGTTAAGGATTGGAACGAAAAATTAACCAAAGAAGAAAAAAACTTAGTAGGAAATATCCTGCTAGGTTTTGCACAAACTGAATGTGCTGTTTCTGATTATTGGACACAAAAAGTTGTAAGTTGGTTTCCTAAGCATGAAATACAACAAATGGCTATGATGTTTGGATCACAAGAGACAATACATGCTGTTGCTTATTCTTATTTAAACGAAACATTAGGACTTGAAGACTTTGAAGCTTTTTTGCATGAGCCTGCTACCGCAGAACGATTTGAAAAGTTGGTTGCTTACACTGGTAACGATCCAGTTGGTATTGGAAAATCATTGGCCATCTTTAGCGCATTCGCTGAGGGTGTATCTTTATATAGTGCTTTCGCTGTACTATATTCTTTCCAGCTTAGGAACCTTCTTAAAGGAATTGGACAACAAATGAAATGGTCAGTACGTGATGAATCATTGCACAGCAAAATGGGATGTACACTATTTAGACATATGTGTGATGAAATACCATCACTTTTAAATGATTGTAGAGAAGATGTTATTGAAGCAGCTAAAACAATGTTAGATGCAGAAGAAAAGTATATCGACAAAATGTTCGAGCTCGGAGACATTGAAAATTTACGAGCCTATGATCTTAAACAATTCATTAGAAAACGACTCAATGAAAAAATGGTTGAACTCGGTTACATCGACCTCGGGGAATACTTTGCGTTTGACAAAAAAGGAGCAGAGAATCTTGACTGGTTCTATCATCTTACCGGGGGGCATACTCATACTGATTTTTTTGCTGTTCGTCCGACTGATTACTCAAAAGCTAACGAAGGCGAAGACTTTGAAGACATCTGGTGATGAGAAAATGTAATAAATGCGGTAAAGAAAAAGCTGCAAAAAAGTTTAAACATGACCAAAAGAAAACTTGTTTAAAGTGTGAATATAGACTTAAACAAAGAATTCTTAGATCAATGGTTATTGATAAACGGTTAACACCGACAGAAAGATTAAGTAATAGATTAGGATATATGGGGACGGCGTTTATTATGATGTCCCCATATTTATTATCTTATGGTCATATAGGCGGAATCACTTACGTTGTAGGTGGACTATTATCAATACCTCAAGTGTTTGTTGCTAAGCAATGGAACTTAGTGGCTGTAAATTTAAATGTAACAATAGGATACTTAATATACTTATTTAACAATGGATAGAATAAAAGAATACGCTATTAAAAAATACCCTAGCAAATTTAAAGGAAAAAACGTTCATGTTATTGAAGAAGAAAATTTTTTTAAAGTATTTGTAAAAGACGAAAGTCCTGTATTTTTAAGCAAAAACATATGAAAAATGAAAGAAAGCAAACTAATAGAACTATGGAACAGAGTGGAAACTCTTGGGCAACTTATGCAGACATCGCTAAAAGAAATGGAACATCTCAGAGATTTATCTATTGGGACGATGAGCCTTTTGAAAAAGTTTCCGGATTACGAAAAAGCAATAGAATTACTAGCACAAGAAATGAAAGAAAAACAAAATAAAGAAAAAAAATTAGATGTGGAATAACGAATGGAAAAAAGGTGAAGATTATCCAGCCTGGGGCGACACCGAAGTATACAAAAAAACAATTGCAGGAGGGTATTTACTTGCAGGCGAAACGCCTAAAGACGCTTATTACAGGGTTGCAAATACTGTAGCAAGACGTTTATATAAGCCAGAATTAGCCGAAAAATTTTTTGAATATATTTGGCAGGGTTGGTTATGTTTAGCTTCACCTGTGCTGTCTAATACAGGTACAGACCGAGGTTTACCCATTAGCTGTTTTGGTATTGATGTTGCAGACTCAATTCAAGATATTGGACAAAAAAATTTAGAGATGATGCTACTCGCAAAACACGGCGGCGGAGTTGGTATCGGAATAAATATGATTAGACCCGCCGGAGCAAGAATTACAGGTAATGGAACTTCAGACGGCGTTGTCCCTTTTTGCAAAATCTATGACTCAACTATACTCGCAACCAACCAAGGTAGCGTACGACGTGGAGCTGCAAGCGTTAATATCAACATTGAACACGATGACTTCCTCGATTGGCTTGAAATTAGGGAACCTAAAGGAGATGTCAACAGACAATCTCTTAACCTACATCAGTGTGCTGTCGTTGGCGATAAGTTTATGCGAAAACTTGAAGCGGGAGATCAAGAAGCTAGGAAAAGATGGTCAAAGCTACTCCAAAAGCGTAAAGCAACTGGTGAGCCATATATCCTTTTTAAAGGCAACACAAACAAAGCTAATCCAGAGGCTTACAAAACGAATGGATTAAAAGTCCATATGACAAACATCTGTTCTGAAATTACGTTACATACAGATGAATCACACTCTTTTGTTTGTTGCTTGTCATCATTAAACTTAGAAAAATATGACGAATGGAAGGACACAAACCTGGTGTATGATGCAATATGGTTTTTAGACGGTGTATTAGAAGAATTTATACAAAGAGCTAAAGGACTAAGAGGTTTTGAAAACTCTGTAAGATCAGCTGTAAAAGGTAGAGCATTAGGCCTAGGCGTTTTAGGTTGGCATAGTTTGCTACAAAAAAACGGTATAGCTTTTGAGGGATTGTTAGCGCAGTTTAAAACAAGAGAAATATTTTCAAAAATAAAAATAGAAACTGAGCGAGCTTCAAGAGCATTAGCAGAAATTTATGGTGAACCACTTTGGTGCGCTGGAACAGGTATGCGTAATACGCACCTACGAGCTGTTGCACCAACCGTATCAAACTCAAAACTTTCTGGCAATGTTTCACCAGGTATTGAGCCTTGGGCTGCAAATGTGTTCACCGAACAAAGCGCAAAAGGAACCTTTATAAGAAAAAACAATGAGCTTAAAAAAGTATTTAGAAAAATTGGGATTGATACTAAAGAAACTTGGGATAAAGTTCTTGCGGATGGTGGGTCTGTGCAAGACATCAAAGAACTTAATGGATGGTATTACGATCACAGAGGAAGACTTACCCAAGAAGATGAAGACGGGGAAGTAGTAAAGAATGTATTTAAAACATTTAAAGAAATAAACCAGCTAGAATTAGTTAATCAAGCTGGTATAAGACAAGATTATATTGATCAGTCTGTAAGTTTAAATTTAGCTTTTCCATCTGAAGCATCGCCTAAATGGTTAAACCAAGTGCATTTTGATGCATGGAAAAAAGGTATTAAAACCTTGTACTATATGCGTACTGAAAGTGTATTAAGAGGAGATATTGCTGCGCAAGCAATGGATCCTGACTGTTTAAGTTGTGATGGATAAATAATTAAGGGGCCGTAAAAAGCCCCTTTATTTATTTTTTATCTTTATTTAATTGTTTCATTGCAGCTGCGCGATCGTCATAATCTAATGCTGCTTTAAGAATGATTTTATCCATAACGTCATCTTGGTTTTCAAGAATTTGTTTTTGCAAGTTAATAATCATTTCTTCTAGGTGGTCTTTAGCCTCTACTAAACCTTCAATTTGATCATTTTTCTTTTCAAGTTCAGTTTTGAGCGCGTTGATGTCGTCTGGTTTAGATCCTGTAATAGTTGAGATTACTAAACCAATAGATGCTGATAATGTACCTATAAGCATCATTACAACTTCTTTATTCGTTTCAAGTACTGGGTACTTCATTAAAATAAAGATGATAGCCATTATAAGTAAAAATATAAACAAGCTGCCAACATAATGGCGAATTTCTTTTGCTACTCCGTTTTTAGGTAACTGCATTTATTTTTTCAATTTAGCGATTATTTGTAATACTGTATATATTAAAGTAGATAATAATACTAATGTTTGTAAATATGTGTTTAATGGCATAGATGTTGATACTAATGCTGTTATATTTATTCCGTAAACTTTTAAGGATTCCATATTAATATTTGCACGAAGATCTTTTAGTTACTGGGCTCATTTTTCTTACTGGTGCAACTCTTCTAGGTTCTCCAGCTGGTTGGCCTAAACTTTTCTTCTCATTAATTTTTCTTCTCTTTTCAGATGAAGACATTTCACTTACTGTTTTTGGTGTGTCTGCGGATATTCTTTTTTTGGGTCTACAATATGGAACGCCACGGCTTTCGCCTTTACTTCTACCGCATGGTTTACCTGTACGGACATCAGTCCACTCTTCTTTAAACCAACGCTTAAGCGATGCTCCTTTTTTGGTCTTGTTTACTTTTTTAGCAGCAGCTCTTTCGTTTCTGCTTGCCCAAACAGCTTTTC